TTAAATTTTATTTATGGCTTCAAGCTTATAAGGTAGATCAATATGTGTATAAACAGCTCTGGTCACATTCTGTCCCTTATGCCCCACAATTTGTTGAAGAATGCGTTCATCCACACAAACTTCTGTTAAAAGACTAATGCACGTATGTCTTGCATCATGTGGTCGGTGTCCTTTATAAGTTGGTTTCTTTTTATCTTCAACAGGTACTAATTGACCCATATTTAATTGAACCATTACAGGAACCCAATAGGAATCATAATAATTACGATAAGTAAAATGTTTTTCACTTGGGGAGCAGATTAAATAATCACTATTTTTTTTCATCCAATATTCAAATAAAGGAACAATCTTTTCTGCAATTGGAACTTCTCTAATACCGGTAGCAGTCTTAGATTCTTTCACAAAAAACCATCTTTCTTCAAGATGAATATCTTCTTTCTTTAAGTCTAGTAATTCGCCTATTCTAAGTCCTGTATATATTAGAATTAAAACAACTGAAACATACTCATTGGAATCCTTAGCATCCCAAATGGCTTTAATTTGCTTTTTGCTAAAAGGTTTTCTATTAAAAGCATTAGGATTACCAGCTGATTTAATATCTATGTATTTTATTAATTCTCTTTTTTCAGGCGGTAAATATTCGTGTATTACGGCATAATCATACATAAGACCTAGTAGGACCTTATATTTTCTTAAGGTAGGATAGTTCTTACCTGATTTGTCAGCTATTTGTTGTAAGTGATCTAGCTTAATATCAGTTAGTACCATATTTTCAATATCTGAGCATAGTTTAAATGCTGCTTTATATCCTTTCACATTTGATTCTGACACCGTTGGAAAATGTTTTTCTGACCACTTTTCATACAATGTTTTAAAAGTCAATCTTCCAACAGTTAAATCATAAGGATTTTCGTTATAATCCGCCAGGGCTTGTAAGGCTTCTTTCTGCGTAGCATAATAACCTAAATTACCATAAATTTGTTTAGCCTTTCCATCAACTAAACATCGTTGTAAAGTAATTCTGACTCTCCAAGGTTTTCGTCTTTTTCCTGAAAGCTTATGTACGCTTCCGTATCCATTAGGTAATCTCATATTGTATTCCTTTCTCCCTAAAAAAGGGTATAAAAATAACACCCATCCACAGAACAATAGTTCTGATTGACCGGGTGCTCCAAGGAATGATACAATACGATTTGTAGTATGTGGTGTATTGCATCACTTTGGAGCTGGTCCTTAGTGGCTGGCTCTTTTATTTTAGATTCTAAACCTTTCGATTTCGAGGGGGTTGAATGTTGACTAAATATTAACTAAGTATTGACTAAACGTTGACTAAATGCTTCGATTTGATATAATATACTTAACAAGAGAACCGAAAGCTAGATTGAGCCTAGCTTCTGGTTGTGATAGTAAGTTAAGAAGTAACGTCTACCTTTACCAGAGAGAGGACGTTACTTTTTTGCATTAATGATAGCTAATACAAGAGTTATAACAGCGCAAAGCATAATTACAAATTCGAATAAATCTCCATATGTAACCATTGGCATCAGCTCCTTTCGTAGAATACAGAAGCCAGCCAACCGCCCCTTCGGTTCCCCTGGTAAGCATATTATATTTTCAAAGTACTTTTAGTTAGTCTTTTTTCTTATGTCAAAAATTCTTAATCACACCAACTGAATTATATCCAAACTCAATGATGTAATTTTTGTGTTTTATGTAGCAACCATATTTATGCATATAAGCATTTATGGTGTCTGTCAGAAACTGCTCTGTTACGTTTAAGAATTCAGCAGTCTCATAAAAATTAGTGCAGTGGTTCTCATAAGCTGCAATAATGCTGTCTAAATCAATCAATTTCTGATACCCCCAAATCCTTGCTCTATGCTCCTGTTGGCGATTGGATGCAGAACTCATAGTTAATATATTTCCATTAGAAGTATGATGATGTCCCATCTCTTCTGCCAAAATACAACGTTTTTGTGTAGAGTTCTCCAAATTATTACTTATACCAACAACACCATCACAGTACAATCCTTTAATGTTAGGGTTTTCAAAAGTATAATCAACAACCTCTATACCATCCTCGCAGGCTTCTGATTCTAATTGTTCTAACTGGTTCAAGAAATCACCTCCCCACTAGAGTATAATTTTTTAGGTGTCCCATAAAAAGGACTACTTTCTTTTATTTTTTACAAATTCAACGAAGCTTTTAATTTCTTCCATTTCTGCTTCTGAAAATTCCTCACCCTCAAAGTGTGCTGCAAGAGTGTTGACTTCTGGGAAAGAGGATTTATCTTCTATTAAATCAGAACGATTAATTCCAAAGTATTTGGCAAGAGCATCAACTTTATCCATTCTTGGAAGTCTAGTCCCGTTACACCAAGTGGAGACTGCAGATTTATTCAAATCCAAATCATTTATTAAATCAGTTTGTGTTTTTCCATTTATAGCCATATAGTGTTTTAAATTTTTTGAAAAAATTTCCTTATAAATATCTTCACTCATTTGCTAACACCTCCTTATGAAATAATAATATATCATTTAAATAAGAAAAGCAATACAAAAAGTAGAAAAAGTTTACAAAAAGTATTGACATTCTACAAAAAGTAGAGTAATATATAAGAGTACCAAGTAGTTAAGCAACATTTGAAAGGAGGAAAAACCTTGAAGATATTTGATAATATTGAAGAGGAAACAAAAAAGTCTATCAGAGATAGAATTGCAAACGCTCTGATAGACCTGATAGTAGGAATTATCCTAATAATTCTTCAAAGGCTGTTCTAGTCAGCCGGCAGGGGCGAAAGCCCTTGCTTAACCCAATGTTATCATATCTAAAAGGAAAAGTAAATATGATTAAATTTTTAGGAATGTACTTCATATGTATTGGCTTAGCTAAATTGTTATACGTATTTTATTTGAAGTACAAAGGCAAGCTTACCTAACGGCTAAACGGGGAATGGACAGAGCGGGAGCATCTATCATAACTCCCCTTATATAGGTGTTCTCGCATAAAAAGGAAAGGAGAAAATAGGTTGTTGGAAAAGAAGTTGCAAATTACTTTAGCAGCAGCTAGAGTTAATGCAGGATTTACACAGGAAGAAGTTGCAAAAAAAATGGGAATTAGCAAACAGACAATAATTAATTGGGAGAAAGGAAAAAATATTCCAGGTATTCCAGAAATGGAGATGATGTCAAAAATATATAATATGCCACAGGACTATATTTTTTTACCTTCCTATTCTACAAAAAGTAGAAAATAAAAAGAAAAGAGGAGAAACCAATGGAAGATAAACAGAAAATATGCGATTTATTACTACCAGTATTACAGGAAACAAGAGATTTTCAGGAATTGGAAAGTTTGAAATACAACAAAGACAACGAAACAGTTGTGGCGACTTTCTGGTACGGAGCAGTGAAAACAGCAAATGTTCATATGGATTCAGGAACATCAATGATTAGAGATATTATCGAACAGATTCGTTAAATTATTTTGACGAAAACAGTTGACAAACCTCGTGCTTTACAGCACAAGGGAAACCTCGAAAAAAGAAGTATCATTATGGTATCAAAACGAAAGGAGAGCAGAGATGATACAGACAACAATTAGGATTCCAACAGAGCTACACGTAAAGCTTAAGGAATTGGCGAAGAAAAGAGGTTTGACAGTTAATGCGTTAATTATTCAGGCTTTATGGAAATTATAGGAGGTGTGAATATGGGGGAAAGAATGACAGTAAAGGAAGCTGCAGCATTATTAGAATGCTCTCAGGAAACAATAAGGCTGGGATTGATTGCAAATGTGTATAAATTTGGTTATGCGGTTAAGACTTCATCAAAATATACATACGTCATTATGAGGAATAAATTTTATGAAGAAACCGGCATAGAAAGGGGTGATTGAATTGGTGGGAGCAATTAACAGCTTAAGAAACTTAAGGCAGACCTGCATTAAGTATTCAGGAAGTTGTAAGAGCTGTCCCTTGGGCAGACAGATGAACATTAATAACACTTTGTGTCCGCATCTGACTAAGCCAATTAGTTGGACGGATGAAAAGACTACCGAAATGGTAAGAAAGATTGGAGGATAAGGATGATTATTGTAGACAAAAACAAGGCAACAATGGCAGGTCCTGATGAATTAATTGAATGTGAGGCAATGATATTTGTGGAGGCTGTAAAGAGGTATTTTATTAAAAAGCATGGTGAAAACATAGGAAAGGAAATGTTTGAGATGTTGCTGGAATGTTCTGTGATGTCGGATGAAGAAGCTGAAAAGCGTGCAAGAGAAAACAAAAATAAACTGTCAAGAGAAGAAAATGAAATGTTGAATAAATTCATACATTTAATGTTCAGTTAGGAGAGCTTATGGAAACAAACAAAAGACTTGAAATGAAAGAAGTTAAAAGAAAAGAGCCTGAATGTACTGCAATACGTTCAAGCTCATACAAAAACAAACCACTTAAAGATTACCACATTATCGCTGAAAAGTACAGAGTACTTAACGGATTCAAGAACGTGGTAATAGGAGTAATTACCGGAGCAGTGATGTTAGTCAATGGCTGGATTGAGGTAGACAACAAGGCAGGGCAGTTACTTGTGGCTCTGGGAATGGTGATACTGGTTACATTGATGATGCACTGCACAGATGAAATTCTTAATGAACAGGTTGATTAGAAATGGTTATAAGAAAGAAATTTGCAAGTAAACCTGAATGGCTTCTTGCAAGAAAGGGAAAGATAGGTGGTTCTGATGCAGCAGCAGTGTTGGGACTTAATCCCTACAAGAACAATGTGGAGTTTTGGAATGAAATGGTTGGAATAACCAAGCCAAGAGACATATCAAATGAACCGTATGTAATATATGGAAGCAGGGCAGAGGAACACATAAGAGCAATATTTGCATTGGACCACCCGGAATACAAGGTTGAATACTTTGGTGATAACATGCTTCTCAATGACAAGTATCCGTTTGCGCACGCATCACTTGATGGAGAACTTACAGAACTTGAAACCGGGAGGAAGGGAATATTTGAATGCAAGACCAGTGAGCTTTTTGGTTCAATGCACAAGGAAAAATGGGATGGTGAACACATCCCGGACAATTATTACATACAGGTGCTTCATTACCTGATGGTGACGGAATATGAGTTTGTCGAACTCAGGGCACAGATAAAGAGTGTGTGGAATAAGAGCATAAGACTAATCACAAAGGATTATCACATTGAAAGGGCAGATGTTGAGGAAGACATTGAAATAATAAAAAGGTCAGAAAGGGAGTTCATGGAGCTTGTGAAAAAAAGAAAAAAGCCGGCTCTCATTCTGCCGGAAATTTAAAACAGGAGGAATACCAAAAAGATGGAATTAAAAATCTACAATCCAACAATGGATAATGCACTAAAGCACATTGATTGGAACTTTGAGGAATTAAAAAAAGAAGTTACTGAAAAGGCAAACGTGTACAAGTCATTGGTGTACACGGATGAAAACATAAAGGAAGCAAAGGCTGACAGGGCAACACTTAATAAGTTCAGCAAGGCATTGAATGACGGAAAGAAAGATGTCAAGAAGATGATGCTTGAACCATACAGTGTGTTTGAAGGCCAGGTAAAGGAACTGATTGCAATTGTAGATGAGGCAAATGCCAACATTGACAGTCAGGTAAAGGCATATGACCAGAAGAAAAGGGAAGAGAAGCTTATAAAGGTTGAGGAGATATATGACAGGACCTTTGCAAGTGCCGAAGAGCTGAAGGAGATACTCACATTCAAACGTGTTTTCAAGGAAAGTTATCTGAATGTGACAACAACATTAAAGTCAATAACCAATGATATGGAGCATATGAGAGACAGTGTAAGACACGACTTGGAAGTCATTAATGCTGAAACCGGTGAATATCAGTTTGAAATGAAACAGAAATACATTGAAACCCTCAACATTACAGAAGCATTGATGGTTAAACAGACATACGAGGAAAATGCAAGAAGAAAAGCCGAGTATGAGGCAAGAAGAAAGGCAGAACTTGAGGAAAGACAGGCAAGAGAAAAGGCAGAAGCCGAAAAACTTGCAGAGGCAGGAAAGAAGGAACCGGAGCAGAAGCAGGAAAGTGTTTCACAGACTGTTGAGGAAGAGGCACAGGAAGAAAGAACAGAAGAAAATCAGGAAGAGAAAACACACACAATAGTAATCAGGGTGTGTGGAACAGGAAAACAGCTCAATGCATTGGGTGAGTTCCTTACGAAAAACAACATTAAATATGAGCAGATACAGTAGGAGGAAATGAAATGGCAGTATCAAACAGTTTGGCAAAAAGACAAGAAACAAGTTTTACGGCATATTTGAAAAATGATGCAGTAAAGAATCAGATTAATGAGGTTGTTGGTGGAAAGAACGGAAAGAGATTCATCAGTTCAATAGTAAGTGCGGTTGGAAACAATCCAACATTACAGGAATGTCAAAATTCATCAATAGTAAGTGCAGCATTGCTTGGAGAGAGTCTTAATCTATCTCCAAGTCCACAGCTTGGACAGTATTACATGGTTCCGTTCAAGGATAACAAAACAGGAACAAAGGTGGCACAGTTCCAGCTTGGATACAAGGGCTACATTCAGCTGGCAATCAGATCAGGACAGTACAAGAAGTTAAATGTGCTGGCAATTAAGAAAGGTGAGTTAATCAGATTCGATCCACTTAATGAAGACATAGAAGTAAATCTCATTTCAGATGAAAATGAGAGAGAAAAGGCAGAAACAATTGGCTATTATGCAATGTTTGAGTATGTCAATGGATTCAGGAAGGCAATGTACTGGTCAAAGGAAAAGATGAAGGCTCACGCAGTGAAGTATTCACAGGGATATGCATCAGACTTGAAGAAGGGAACGAAGTGGACCTTCTGGAGCAAGGACTTTGACGGAATGGCATACAAGACAATGTTGAGACAAATCATAAGCAAGTGGGGAATAATGAGCATTGACCTACAGACAGCACTTGACAGCGACATGACAGTAATTAATGAGGATGGAACACATACATATGTGGAAACAACACCTGTTGAGCAGTCAGAAGATGAAACTTATGAGGAAGTAGTGGAGCAGACAGCAGAACAGACAGTTGAGGAAACAGAGAGTGTTCCAGAAGAAAAGAAAAACAATGAGGAACCGGCTGAAAACAAGGTTCAGACAGAATCAAAGCCATTCTTCAATTATTAAAAAACAGACAGTCATAAATCAAAATATATATCACAAAATTGTAAGACCTGTCACCTGAATGGTGGCAGGCAGAAAGGAGACGTGACAATGAACATTTCAGATTACATCCCTTTCGGAAAGGACAATGCGATTTCAAGAAAAAAGCTGGAGAAGGTGACAGGATTGTCAGACAGAGACATAAGGGAAGAAATTGCAATGGCCAGAAGAAACACGGTAATACTTAATCTATCCAATGGACAAGGGTATTTTCAACCAATAGAGGGCGAGGAAGATGAACTTGTCATTAAGTATTACAAGCAGGAAAGCAGCAGATTAAAGAGAATAGGTTGGTCGTTGCTGGCAACAAGGAAAAGAGTAAGGGAGATACAGAATGGCAGTTAATGCAAGGCAGAAGGGGGCAAGGTTTGAAAGACAGCTTGCCGGGCATCTAAGGGAATACGGATACAGAACCAGAAGAGGCCAGCAGTATTGTGGGGCAAATGGTGATGCAGACGTTGTGGGACTTCCGGGAATACATATAGAAGCAAAACATCAGGAAAAAATGCACTTGTATGACTGGATGGAGCAGGCAAGAAGAGATTCAAGGCAGGATGAACTTCCGGCAGTGTTTCATAAGAAAAACAATGCAGACATTCTGGTGACAATGACACTTGATGATTGGATGCAGATATATAGGGAATATGAAGCAGGAAACTACATTAAGATGGGAGAAACAAATGGGAAGACCTATAAAGGCAGGACTTAGTTATTTCCCGAAAGATGTTGATTATTATGAAGACTTTAAAATAATGGACCTGATGAATGAATATGGTCCATTGGGTCAAACCATTTACGACATAGTCATTTCGATGGTTTACCGAGAGGGTTACTTTCTTGAGTTTAAAAACTTTGAACAGCTCAAGAAGAACCTTCCGGTTAAAATCATCAAGACAATCGGTAACAGATGGGTTAACAAAAAAGACTTTGTGTTACAAGTTATTCTCTCTTGTGCGGACATAGGTCTGTTTGATCATGACCTCCTGATGCAAGGAGTTATAACCTCTGTTGGAATTCAGCGACGCTACGATACAGTGACTGTTAGGAACAAAGTCCAGAAAACAAGGTACAGGTTGATTGATGAAAAAGGTCAACCCTTATTAAATGAACCATTAAAACCGATAAATGTAACAGAAACAAGTGTAAATGTAACAGAAACCAACATAAATGATACGGAAATACAACAAAAGAAAATAAAAGAAAACAAAAGTAAAGAAAATATAAAGTATTTTTCCAACGAAAACCTTAATGATGTGTTTAGGCAATTTCTGGAACTTAGGGAACAAAAGGGAAGACAGATTGTTGGCTATCAGATACAGACATTGATTGAGAGACTTGAACAGGTGGCAGACACGGACGAGGAGAAAATACAGGCAGTCAAGAATGCCATAGCAGGTGATTGGAGTAATTTTTATCCTGTAAAGAAAGAGCAACAAAACAAGAAGACATTTAATGACCAAAGGCAATATGACTACCAGGCATTGGAAAGACGACTGATTGAAAACAGAGACAAGAGGAGGACAACAAAATGAAAGTTAAGGTTAAGGACATAGAAATTCGCTTAGAGGAATTGGACAGAATGGAATCGCAGATTTTATTTTCAGTTTCAATCTTATCAGCAGATGATCACGTAAGATTGGCAAGAATCAAGGAAGAGAGAGCAGAGCTTAAGGCGAAGCTGGAGGAATTGAATGAGAAAAAAGACAAGTAAGGAATTTGGCTGCATTTTAACACACGAACAGGAAAAGTTCATAAATGACGGAAGACCAAGAGACAATGCACTAAAGATTTTTAGGGCAAAGGCTTATGGCAATGGAGGAAATAAGGATGGCAAGAATGTCAAAAGAGGAACAGGCAAGACGTGAGGGTATGGCATATGCTCTGAGGTTTGCAAGAGAAAAGGGATTGGATGCCTTGGAAGCAGACCTGAAAATGAGAAATGCCATTGACCTACCTTTAAGGGTATCAAAGGCAGACTTAGACAAATTCAGCGACAATGTTAAGTACAACACAGTACTGTATGTAAAAATCCTAATGGCTGTAACAATGCATGATGAATTTGGTTTTGGTAACAAAAGAATAAAGCAGATGTTTGAGAGATTCGACAACAAGGCTGAATGCATTGCAGAGGATTACAGCACATGGGAAGAGCAGATAAGCATAATTGCAGAAGAATGTGGAATAGACATGGATAGCGAAAGAAGAGACTTAAGAACAGTAATTAAATAAAAAAATCGAAAGGAGAAGAGTTGTGCGCACATAAAAGAATTCTTACTCCTGAGAGAAATGGATAATTTAATAATTGATTGCTTTGCTGGTGGAGGCGGAGCTAGTGTTGGAATTGAAATGGCATTGGGAAGGCAAGTGGATATAGCAATTAATCACGACCCAGACGCTATTGCAATGCACAAAGAGAACCATCCACATACATTACATTTAACAGAAGATATTTTTAAAGTAAACTTGCAAAAATACGTTAAAGGAAAACACGTAGCCTTAATGTGGGCTAGTCCGGATTGTACAAGCCATAGCAAGGCTAAAGGTGGAAAGCCAAGAGACAAAGGATTGAGAATACTTCCTTGGGCAGTATTTAAACATGCAAAAACAATTCTTCCTGATGTAATCATCATGGAAAATGTTGAAGAAATTCAGCAATGGGGTCCGTTGGACGATGCAGGACATCCAATTAAAGAGCGTCGTGGCGAAGATTACAAAAAATTTATCACAGCAATGAAATCACTTGGATATGTATTTGAAAGTAGAGAATTAGTGGCAGCTGATTATGGAGCACCCACCACAAGGAAAAGATGGTATGCAATATTTAGAAGAGATGGTAAGTCAATCATATGGCCAGAACCAACTCATAACAAGGATGGTTCAAATGGACTAAAGAAGTGGGTGCCGGTATCAACCATTTTGGATTTCAAAAATTTGGGTAAGTCAATCTTTGGAAGAAAAAAGCCATTGGCTCAGAATACAATGAACAGAATTGGCAGAGGATTAAAGAAGTTTGTATTTGAAAACGAAAAGCCATTTATTGTACAAGTCAATCATGGTGGGGAAACATTCAGAGGACAGAGCATAGATAATCCTTTATCAACAATTACAGCAAAGCATGGATTTGGAAAAATAACACCATATATCGTACCAATTGGTTATGGTGAGAATAAAAGTCAAAAACCGAGGGTAAATGGTCCAGATGAAACGTTGGGAACTATAGTGACAAGTGGAAAGCACTATATGTGTACTCCGTACATCATTCAATATCATTCCGAGACGGCAAAGGCAGAAGTGAGAGGACAAAAGGTGTCTGAACCGATTATGACGCTTGATACAAGCAATAGATACGGAATCGTAGCTGCTTTTCTATCGAAATTCTATAAAAGTGGAACAGGTCAAAGTGTATTAGAACCTATTCATACGATAACAACATCAGCCGGGCATTTTGGTCAGGTCAACGTTTTGGCAGTTGAAAAGGATAAATTGTTTGAATTTGGAATTGATGAAGATATGGCTCTTAAATGTACCTGGGTTAGTCAGTTCATTGTTGAATACTACGGACAAGGAACAGGACAGAGCGTTGATAGTCCATTACATACAATTGTTACTAAAGACAGATTTGCATTAATTACAGTATTGGGAAACGAATATGTAATTGTAGATATTCTATTAAGGATGTTGACTCCTGAAGAATTAAAATTGGCGCAAGGTTTTCCGCGAGATTACATCATTGACAGAGTTGACGGAAAGCCATATCCGAAATCTAAGCAGGTGGCAAGAATTGGAAACAGTGTTGTTCCAATTATGGCTCAAAAATTAGTTGAAGCGAATTGTGGCTATTTGAAGGTTGGAGAAAGAGTTCCAAAATTATACATAAATGATGATAGTCCACAGTTGAGTTTTATATAAATGTTAAGAAATGTTAAGGAGTGAGAGAAATGTTAAATATTGAGAAATATAGAGATGAACTAATTAAAATGGGAATAATTGATACAAAAAAAATAGCAATTAGATATGGGAAACTAAGTTTATGTTGTTTTGGATGTTGTGGATGCGATAATCTTTCAAAGGAAGATTGTGGAAAGCAGGCAGAAGACTGGCTGTTTTCAGAATACGAAGAACCGGAAATTGATTGGAGCAAGGTCAAGGTTGATACACCAATATTGGTTAGAAATAATGAAGATAAAGAATGGGTGAATAGATATTTTGCTAAATTTGCAGATGGAAAAGTTTATGCGTGGGGTAGTGGTGCTACGTCATGGTCAGCAGCTGGTGAACTTGATATGACTTCATGGAATTGTGCAAAGTTAGCAGAAAGTGAGGTGTTAAAATGACATTAGATGAATGTTTGAAGGCTTTAGATTATGAATTAAGTAGAGACTTAGAGGATAGTGAGAGAATACCTATATTACAAACAAGACTGTGGTTGACAGAGTTGAAGATGTATAAAACAAATGAGTTTCCAAACACACCAAGTTTGAATAAGATGATTTTAAATTTAGGTGAAACAGTAGATGAAGCAAGTAATCAGTTATGTAAGTGGCTGAAAGAATTGAAAAATTATAGAGTAAGTTGTAGGTGATTTAATGAAAGGAGAGCTAAGGAATGAAAGAGCAGAAAGTGATAACACAGGAAGAAGCAATCAAACGTTTAAAAGAAAGCAGATTTACTATTCAGCCATACAACTATATGAACCAAGCATTAGATATGGCAATCTCAGCCCTTGAAAAGCAGGAAAAAATTTCAAGAACAGTTCTTGAAGGAAAATATTTTTGTCCAAGATGTAAATGCTTAATGATTCATTCAGGCTACTGTAAAAATTGCGGACAAAATACATATTAGATTGGAGTGATTTATAAATGTTGCACATATTAATTCCTATATTTGTAGGAATAGGGATTGCAACCATGTTTCTTCATATAGTTGAAATTTTAATTTTTCTATTTTCTAAAATAAAAAAGCGAATGAAATATGAACGCAAGATTAAATTTCTTTGCAAGCATACATATAAGATTGATTCAATTTATGGAGATGGAGAAGTTGAAGTGACGTGTTGCAAATGTGGTAAGAAAAAGTTTATACGATTTAGCTCTAAATCTCTTACAGAGTTTCGAATAGGAGGGAAGAAATGAGACTAATAGATGCAGATAAATTAATGGGAGAATTACATGAATCATTGAAAGGTGGAATTAATGGACTGGATTAAATTACTTAAGGCTATTGGAATAACAATTCTGATAGCTGTTGAATTAGGAATGTTAATAGTTGCTTTAGCTGATGATACAGAAGATATTCCAAGAGTGATTTGCGCAATCATATTAATTGCAGAAGCTATAATTATTGCATTTGTAGTAGTTGTTAGATTTATATATGGCATATTATGAAAAAGGCAGGTGATTAGATGGCGATAATTAACACATTGGCAATAGTCCTGGTAATTGGAGCAGTGTTCGTCTTGTGGGCGATATGTAAGTTGCAGGATAAGGATTAGAAACAAAGGTACATTGACAATTGAATATTGGTAGTTGGAATGGTATAATTTTTTTATCATAAAAGGGAGAGGAAAGAAATGCCGAAAGAAGCATTAAATATATTGAAAGAAATTTGGGAGATATTTAAATCTTTATTACCACTGACAGTTGCACTAATAACGATATTTGTTAATAACAGAAATCAAAGAAAAAAACAACAATATGATAAAAGAGTTAAATATGTAGATGATATTCAACAAAGAATTATGGAATTAAATAGTTTGATATGGGGTGCTGGTGCAGATATTCTTGAAGCTATACAAAGAGTTGGAAATAGAGAAGAGCATGATCATTATATGGAAAAATATTTAAAGGATATTCAACTAATGCTAATTAGAGGACGCGAAATAAAGGGAATTTGTGAGATAATCTCTATAATTTTAAAAGACAAAAGTTGCATATTTGAGGATATGTTTGATATGCTGAGAAATTTAAACAAAAAGTATTTAGATGTAATCAGCTGGTATAATGAACAGGCAGGAAAAACACCATTACGTAAATTTGAAGAATTATGTGATCAAGCACAATGTCAGCTTATTGATATAAGTCAAGAGGCAGAAGAAAGTTTGATAAATTTTTGTATAAAAATAAAATCTTAAAAACAGACCAACTACCAGTATTCGGTGGTTGGTTTTTTTTTATGCAGAAAAATAGAGAAAGGAATGGTAAAGTGACTAGAAAAGAACTGGAAGCGTACAAGGTCAATGAAAGACTGATTGAACGCAATATGAAAAAAATTGAAGATGAAAAGTACAAGGATATTCCGACAGTGTACGGGAAAGTCAGAAGTTCAATGAATGAACATCCTTACATTGAAACTCATATGGCGGTTCAGATGGAAGAACCTGTGGAATCAGATAGGCGAATACGTAATCTGGAAAAGTGGGAGCAGGAAGTCAGCAAAGCCAAGAGTGATAATACAAAGGTGGAAGAGTTTATTGATAATATAGACAATGCAACAATAAAGGAAATATTTGTTTTAAGATACATTGAGGGAAAGAAAGTTTCAGAGGTTGCAAAAGATGTGGGATATACTCATGGTAGGGTTTCTCAAATAATATCAAAATTGCTGAAAGATTAACCAAATTAACACAATTAACAAAAGCAGTATGATATAATTAACCTGTTGAAGTTTGAAGAAATGATAGTATCCCGTCATTTTTTGAAATTTTCCCCTAAAGTTTTTTTTTGAGAGCAGTCTTCGGGCTGTTCTTTTTTGTTGAAAATTGTATATTTTGGGTATATACTGAAAGAAAAGATTTGGAGGGAAAGAAGATGCCAGGATGGGATGATGTATTAAAGGAAATGAATGAAACACTTTCACAGGCGGATTATGTGAGAAGAAAATATTTAAAACGTTTATCAGAATTAACAGGTAGGAATACCATAGCATATTATTCGGCATTTCTAAATAGACCTAATATGCCAAATACAGACATTAATGATTTGGATATGACAGGGTTTATGAATACTTTAAAGGATATTGATTGTTCAAAGGGATTAGATTTAATTCTTCATACACCAGGTGGTTCGCCTACTGCGGCAGAAATAATTGTAAATTATTTAAGGAGTAAATTTGGAAATGATATAAGAATAATTGTTCCACAAATTGCGATGTCTGCGGGAACTATGATTGCTTGTGCGGGAAAAGAAATAATTATGGGGAAACAATCTAGTCTTGGACCTATTGATCCTCAATTTAATGGGATTCCTGCATATAATATAAAGGAAGAGTTTGAAGAGGCTAAAAAAGATTTAGCTGTCAACAAAGAAAATGCACAGTATTGGGCAATAAAATTACAGCAATATCCAGCTGCATTTATGAAGACTGCGATAGATGCAATTGAGTTATCTAGCAAATTAGCGAAAGAATGGTTAAGTAGTTGTATGTTTGAGGGAGATCAAAGTGGAGTTGTGGATGAAATTGTGGCACAATTAAATGAACATGACAATTCAAAAAATCATGGAAGACATTTTAGCATAGACTTTTGTAAAAAAATAGGATTAAAAATTGTCTCTATGGAAGAAGACGAAGAACTACAAGACGCTATTTTGACAGTACACCATGCTTATATGCTTTCAATTTCTGGAAGTGATGCAGTAAAAATAATTGAAAACCAGAATGGAAAAGCAGTGATAAATCATGAATAGTATTGTATATATTTAAAAATTAGGGTACAATGACATAGCAAGGGAGGGAAAAAATATGGATAATTATTCTGTAGATGAGTTGTATAATAAATTAGGAATAACCTCTAATGAAAAAAAAGAGGTGCGCAACAATATTAATACAGGAAAAATGTATCAACAAATTGAAACTAATTATTCTATGGGATTAGGTAAGTTTCCGAATGATATGTTGAGTAATGGAATACAAATGAAAAATAAACATTAAAATATAACAAAAAATGCCTTAGTATGTAAGGGGATTAAGTTAATAAACAAAGAAGATCTTAGTATTACCAAAATGATGCTAGGGTCTTTTTTGTTGTATGGGAAAGAAAGGAGCGGTTGCAGTGACAATTAAAGAACAAAAATTCTGTGATGAACTTTTATCGGATCCAGAATTTAACAAAACATTGGCTTACAAAAAGGCATATCCAAGTGTTAAGAATGATAATGTTGCAGCTGCAGCTGCTTCAAGACTTATGAATAAGCCGGAGATTAAAGAGTACATAGAAAAGCAGTTGGCTGAATTGCATAATGAAAAAACAGCAGATGCACAAGAAGTATTAGAATATCTCACATCAGTAATGAGAAGAGAACATAAAGAAAACGTTGTGGTTACTTTGAGCAGAGAAACATCTACATATGTTCCTGATGAAAAAGGGACTATGAGAAAGCAAACAGTAAAGGAAGAGATTCCACAAATAGTTGAAATACCAACAAGAGTTTCAGATGCAAACAAGGCAGCAGAGCTTCTTGGTAAGAGATATGGGTTGTATACAGATAACATAAACATTGAAGGAGATGTTGGAGTAACGATTGTGGATGATATAGAATGATGAAAATTTCAGATGTAATAAACCCGGTATTTCATGAGTTTTGGAGTTATTCGAAAAAGCATGAATATTTAAGATATGTATTAAAGGGAGGACGTTCGTCAGCAAAATCAACGCACATAGGATTTAGAATAGTAATGGATGTTATTAAATATCCTATAACGGCATTGTGCGTAAGAAAAGTAAAAGATACATTATCAGAATCTGTATATGAACAGTTAAAAGAATGTATTAATATTCTTGGAGTTGAGCAGTATTTTGATTTTAGAGTGTCGCCATTACAAATTATTTATAAACCAAGAGGAAATAAAATAATATTCAGGGGAGCAGATGATCCACAAAAAATTAAATCATTAAAAGTTGCTAAATTTCCTGTGGCAGATTTGTGGATTGAAGAATTAGCAGAGTTTAAGAATGAAGACGAGATTACAACAATTGAGCAGTCAGTATTAAGAGCTGAATTGCCGAAAGGGTTGTATTACTCGTTTTTTTATTCTTATAATCCACCTAAAAGAAAACAAAATTGGGTTAATAAAAAATTTAACGTATCAGTTAAGCCAGCAAATACATATATACATCATAGTACTTATTTGGATAATCCACATATTTCAAAAGAAACGGTATCTGAAGCTGATGAGATGAAAGAAAAGAATCCTTTAAAGTACAGATGGATTTTTCTGGGTGAACCTATTGGTTCCGGAGTTGTTCCTTTTAGTAATCTTGTATTTAGAAAAATTACTGATGAGGAAGTAGCGTCCTTTGACAATATTCGCCAAGGAAATGACTGGGGGTATGCAACCGATCCGTTAGCCTTTGTAAGATTACATTACGACAAAACTAGAAGAAAAATCTATTTTATAGATGAAATATATGGAGTAAAGCTATTTAACAGAGAATTAGCTGAAAGACTTAAGAAAAAAGGATATGACAAAACGCTTACAACTGCTGATAGTGCAGAGCCTAAAAGCATATCTGAAATGAAATGTGAATATGATTGTAATTTTAAAGGTGCTAAAAAAGGACCGGGAAGTGTTGAGTATGGAGAAAACTGGTTAGATGATTTAGAAGAAATAGTTATAGATGTTAATAGAACTCCTAATGTAGCAAGAGAATTTGAAAGCATTGATTATCAGACTGACAGAGATGGAAATGCAAAAGCAAAATTGGAGGACAAAGATAATCATACAATTGATGCAACAAGATATGCATTAGAAAATGATATGAGAAATTCAAAAGGATTATCAGTATTAAAGTAAAGAGGTGAAACAAGTGGATTTAGTTAGAATGAAGGAATTATTAAGTCAGTATATGCCGGGGCATGCAATGTATATGATTAGATGTGACATTGCCGACAGATACTATAGAAATAAGAGTGATATATTTTATGGAGATGAAAAAAAGGATGAAGAAGGTCATCCGTTAAGAAATGCAGATAATAGAATACCACGCAACTTTCACGGATTGATAGTTAACCAGAAAGCAGCTTATGCGTTCACTACACCGCCTACTTTTGATATTGGTAGTTCAAAAGCTAATGCAGAAATATTAAAGGTCTTGGGAGATGAATATAGAAAAGAATGTATGGAGCTTTGTGTTAATGCAGCTAATGCAGGTGTTGCATGGGTTCATTATTGGACTAATGAGTTTAATGAATTTGAGTGGGCAGTTATTGACAGTAAACAGGTTGTTCCGGTGTGGAATAAGTCAACAAAACAGAAGTTGATAGGTGTATTAAGAGTATATACACAGATAGATGAAACAGATGGGAAAAATTATACAATTTATGAATATTGGGACAAGGAAGAGTGTCAGGTGTATAGAAGACAGCAGTCTGATGAAACTTATGAGAATTTGACAGATTATGCAATGTTTGAAAACCCGACAACAGGTGAACTTGTAAATGAGTACAGTCACGGAATGGAGGAAATACCTTTCATTCCGTTTTTTAATAACAACATTAAGTCTTCTGACCTTGATAACATTAAGCCTTTGATTGATGTGTACGACAAGGTGTTTAGTGGCTTTATTAATGACCTTGAAGATGTTCAGGAGCTTATATTTGTTCTTTCCGGATATGGTGGAACAGATTTAAATGGATTCCTGCAGGATTTGAAGAAATACAAGGTTATAAAAATGGATTCAGATGAAGGTGCAGGTGTAAGTACTCTTAACATTGAGATTCCTATTGAAGCAAGAAATAGTGTTCTTGATGCCACAAGAAAGGCTATTTTCGAACAGGGGCAGGGATTTGATCCAAGACCTGAGAATTTTGGAAATCAGTCAGGAGAGGCTCTTAAGTTTATGTATTCATTATTGGAGATGAAAACAGGTTTAATGGAAACAGAGTTTCAGTTAGGTTTTGCCAAACTGGTAAGAGCAATCTGCAACTTTAAGAACATTAAGTGTGACAACATTGTTCAGACATGGACAAGAACCTGTATTAAGAATGAGCAGGAGCAGGCGGCAATATGTAAGGACAGTGTTGGAATCATTAGCCAGAAAACTATACTTAAGAATCATCCGTTTGTTGAGGACGTTGAAGCAGAACTTAAACAGCTAAAGAAGGAAAATGAAGAAAAAATACAGAACGCTGACATATATCGGCAGATGTTTACAAAAAAGTCAAATGAAGATGATGACAATGTTGATGATTCGGCTAAAGATGATGATAACTCAGTAGGTGGAGCAAATGAAGAATAGTGAATACTGGAAGAACAGGTTCGTTGAAATGGAGGAAGCAACACATCAGACTTCCTTAAAGAAGACAATGGATATTCAGGAGCAGTTTGATAAGTCTCAGAAGATAATCGAAGAAAAGATAAATGCCTGGTATCAGAGGTATGCGAATAACAATAACATATCTCTGTTGGAAGCAAGAAAGTCCCTTAATGACAAGGAATTAAAGGAACTTAAGTGGGATGTAGAGGAATACATAAAAAAGGGCAGGGAAAACGCTTTTTCAGGTGAATGGGTAAAGGAACTTGAAAATGCATCTGCCAAGGCTCACATAAGCAGGCTTGAAGCGTTGGAGTTACAGTGTAGACAGCAGGCAGAAACAGCTTTTGGAAACCTGAATGATGAAGTAAGTAAGCACATAAAGGATGTTTACAAGAATAGTTATTACAGAACAGCCTTTGAAATTCAAAAGGGTGTGGGCGTTGGTTCAAGTTTTGCAACTTTAAATGACAAGCTAATTGAAAAAGTGGTAAATAAGCCTTGGTTAGCTGATGGTAAGAATTTCAGTGACAGAATATGGGGCAACAAGACACAGCTTATAAATCAGTTACACACAAGTTTAAGCCAGATGTGTATTACAGGTGCAGGACCAGATAAGGCAATAAGTCAAATTGCAAGTAAGATGAATGTAAGCAAGGCTAATGCCGGAAGACTTGTAATGACTGAATCGGCTTATTTTAGTTCAACGGCTCAAAAGGAATGCTTTAAGAAGTTGGATGTTGAAAGATATGAGATTGTAGCTACATTGGACGGTCACACATCAGACATCTGTCAGGAAATGGATGGCAAAGTTTTCAAAATGAGTGAATATGAAGAGGGGGTAACAGCTCCGCCATTCCACGTTAACTGTAGAAGTTGTACAGCACCTTATTTTGATGATGAATTTGCAAATGACGAACAAAGGGCTGCAAGGGATGAGGATGGTGATACATATTATGTTTCTGCTGATATGACGTACAAAGATTGGAAAGAAAAGTATGTAAATTCAGAATTTAGGGAAAATTCAATTAGAACAAAGCGTAGTTTAAAGAATGGCAAAAGAGGTAATGATAATTATGGAGTGAATTGGAAAGTGATAAAATCAAAAGAATATAATGCAAGATTTAGTAAAATATCAGATGATGAAAAAGTAAAAGGATTAATTGCAGAGAAAAGTCGAAATGCGTTAAAAAATAGAGACGGAAAAAATACAGAAGAGTTATATGCAATTAGTTTGTCGTTATGTAAAAAGATTTCAGATATAACTAACCAGCATATTCCTTTTGGAATAAAAAGAACTAAAAAGTTTAATCAAGATGTTAGTAGAGCGGAAAAAAAAGGAGAAAAAGTATTATTAATACATAATCATCCAAGGGGATTACCTCCAAGTTTAAGTGATTTAAACGTTCTTTTAAAAAATAAGAATGTAGCGGGTATTACAGTAGGGCATAATGGAAGTATATATTATTATTCAAGACCATCTAAAGAAATACCCGAAAAAGATTATTATGTTGCATTGAAAAAATATTCGATGTATACTGAAGTTACAAGTATGGAAAAAGCGCTTGAGGAGTTATCATTTAAGTTTGATTTTGTATTTAGAAAATTATAGGAGAATATGATATATGAATAATAGTCAAGAATTTATATGTGATGATAGAATGTATAAACCAGGTGGATTGTTTGACCAGATACGAGCAATGACAGAAGAGGAATTTAAAGAATTTATAAAAGAAGTAGAAAAAAGAGAAAATAAAGAGAAGTAGGTTTACCATCTAGTCAAAAGGCTAGGTGGTATTTTTATACCCAAAAACAAGAAAGGACAAGTATGTACAAGGAAGAATTACAGGAACAGATTACAAGATGTAAGGATATGCAGAGTAAATGTAGAATAGATGATATTGATACATTTATTAGGCTTAGTAACAGAATAGAGGAGTTGACAGGTAAAATTGATAAAACTGAAAAACAGTTAGTTGTTCCAGTGCAAAATGACGAAAATAAAATAGAAATGTTCTAAAATATAGTAAGTTTCTCTTTTATATGATAAAATATAGCAAAAGATTTATAGGAGGAAGAATATATGAGTGAAACTAAAGCTAAAAAGGGGCATGGTTGTCTAATCTGTCTAATTGTATTTATAGGATTTATTGTTGCAGTAACATTTGGAATTATTCAAACAATGAAGAATCCAGAGCTGTACGCAGAAAAAAGTAAGGTTGAAGAAGCGGTTGGATGTTCAAAAGAAGAAGCAAAATCAATTGAAGACATTTTAAAGAAATGTGACATTACAGATTATCAGGACGTTAAAGCGGATGAAGGTCTTAATGGAGCGTGGAAGAAGAATGATAAGGGCTATAGAGTAGATGCACAAAGTGGAAATGAAGTGTTAATGTGGCTTAATCAGAAAAACAAGGTAATAGTATTAAAATATGGTGATAATGTTTTATATAAAAAAGGAAAAGTCAAAGCTAAATTATCAGATTATACTTTAACAAATGATGAAATAGTTAACTGGCAGGTGGAATGTCAAAGTCAGGTTAAAGCAATGTTAAAATCACCAAGTTCAGCAAAATTTGGTGGATGGAAATATGGAAAAAATAAAAAGCAAATAATAGTTCAGGGATATGTTGATGCTGAAAATAGTTTTGGAGCAGAAATAAGAAGCCAATTTCAGTTTAAAATTAATAGAAAAACTGAAGCTATAACATCATTTATATTTGATGGACAAGAATTGATGCAGTAAAGAATTTAATAACGTTAATCAGAGAGCTTAGAAATAGGCTCTCTTTTTATATGCCTTTTTCTGTAGGCACTAAAGAACAGAAATACCTTGCCGAAGGTATATCGGTAGAATCCAATCACCAGTAGAACTGGAATAAAACATCTATGGAGGTAATAAAAATGGAATGGTTAAAGGAATTGCTTGAAAAAGCAAAAATTACAGATGGAAAACTTGATGTTGATGAAGTAATGGAGGCTGCAAAGAAAGAGTTTCCTAAGCACGCTGTACCAAAGAACGTGTTTAATGATAAATGCGAGGAATTGAAGACAGCTAATGCAACAATCACAACATTAAAGAAGGAAAATGGAGACAATGAGGAACTCCAGAATAAGATTAAGGATTATGAAGCAGAAATCGGAAATCTTAAGACTGCTGCGATTAATGCAACAAAGCAGTATGCATTAAAGGAACAGCTTACAAAGTCGGGAGTATTGGATCCTGATTATCTTATCTATAAGGCTGGTGGAATTGATAAGTTTACATTTGACAAGGACAACAATCCTATTGGTGTTGACGAATCAATTAAGGCTTACAGGGAAGATAAGACTATGGCACATCTGTTTAAGCAGAAAGCAGGATATGAACCTAGCAAGGGTGGAAGTCCTACAAAGAATCCTTTTGCCAAGGAAACATTTAACTTAACAGAGCAGGGCAAGCTGCTTAAGGAGAATCCGGCACAGGCCAAGGAAATGGCAGCAGCAGCCGGAATTACAATTTAATGAAAAATTTAGGAAAGGTAGGTATTAGAAATGCCAGGAACAACATTACAGGACGTAATTGTACCGGAGTTATTTACTCCATACGTATTAAACAGAACAATGGAATTATCAGCATTATTTAATAGTGGAATTGTTACAAACAATGCTGAATTTGATGCTTTGGCTTCTCAGGCATCACCATTAGTAACTATGCCATTCTTCGAGGATTTAACAGGAGAATCAGAGCAGGTAATTGAAGGAGCAGACCTTGAAGATAACAAAATTACTTCAAACAAGGATGTGGCAGCAGTATTAAGAAGAGCAAAAATGTGGAGCGCAACAGATTTATCAGCAGCACTTTCAGGAGCAGATCCAATGAAAGCAATCGGTGATTTGGTGGCACAGTTCTGGGCAAGAGACATGCAGAAAGAACTTATTGCAATTCTTAATGGTGTGTTTGGAACAATTCCGGAAGTTAAGGAGCCACAGAAGGCAGCAGAAACAAGACTTGCATCTAATCTTTTAGATATTTCAGGTAATTCAGGAAATGCAGCTAATTGGAGTGGTTCAGCATTTATTGATGCAGAACAGAAGTTAGGAGATGCTAAAGCGCAGCTTACAGGCATCTGTATGCATTCAGCTACAGAAGCATACCTTAAGAAACAGAATCTGATCGAAACAGTACAGCCATCAAACGATGTAGCATTTGGTACATATCAGGGCAAGAGAGTAATCATTGATGATGGATGCCCATATGATTCAAAAACTAAGGCTTACACAACATATCTTTTTGGTAATGGAGCAGTTGCATTAGGTAACGGAAATCCTGAAGGATTTGTTCCAACTGAAACTGATAGGGCAAAGAGAAAGGGTTCAGGTGTTGATTACCTTATTAACAGAAGAACAACAATTCTTCATCCTAGAGGAATTGCCTTTACTAACGCAAATGTGGCAAAGACAGAAGGTCCTTCAAGAGTAGAACTTGCAGACCCAGCTAACTGGAATCCTGTTTATGAGCCTAAGCAGATTAGAATTGTTGCATTTAAACATAAATTAGGATAAGGAGGGCATTACCTATGGCAGTAAAAACAGTACAGGTTGTAATTAACGGACAAACCCATACACTGACATATAATGCCACAACTAAGAAGTATGAGGCTACAATAACAGCTCCGTCAACATCATCATACAATCAGAATGGACATTATTATAATGTTAAGGTTAAGGCTACTGATGAAGCTGGAAACAGTGTGACAAAGGATGCAACGGACACAACACTTGGTTCAAGCTTACAGCTTAAGGTTAAGGAAAAGGTTGCACCTGTTATTTCAATAACAGCACCTTCATCTTCTGCTAAGTTGACTAATAACAAGCCTGTTATTAACTGGACTGTTACAGATGCAGATTCAGGTGTTAATCCATCAACAATTAAGCTTATTATTGATAGCCAGACTATTACAACAGGAATTACTAAGACACAGTCAGGAAAGAATTATACATGTAGTTATACACCAACTACAGCTTTGTCAGATGGAACTCACACAATTAAGGTATCTGCAAGTGATTATGATGGTAATGTTGCAACTCAGAAGAGTGTAACATTTACTGTTGACACTGTTCCACCTGAATTGTCAGTATCAGCACCGGTTGACAATCTTGTTACAAATCAGTCATCTCTTGTTGTTAAGGGTACTACTAATGATATTACAAGCTCACCGGTAACTCTTACTATTAAGCTTAATGGTGGAACTGAACAGACTGTTGAAGTTGGAAGTGATGGAAGCTTTACAAAGACACTTACATTAGTGACAGGAGAAAATACCATTGTCATTACGGCAAAGGATGGAGCAGGAAAGACATCTACAGTTACAAAGAAGGTTGTACTTGACCAGACTGCACCGGTTATTCAGTCAGTTACTATTTCGCCAAATCCAGTTAATGCCGGCGCAACATATACAATTTCTGTGGAGGTTACAGATTAAATGGTAGTAAGGCTTATTGGTAAGGTTGAAGGTCAGGATGTTATCTTTACAAGGTTGAAGGGAGACATCTGGACCGCCGAGGTACCGGCACAAAAGAGTGGAAGGTATGTAATGGAACTTACTGCATTTGATGAAGCCGGGAACATAGCATATTGTACTGATGTGTTATTTTCTTATGATGCAACGGCAATGAAATTTACCATTGAGCCATTACCATACCAATGTACATACATTAATGATGATTATGAAATTGGTTTTGTAACGTCAGAATATGACATTGAAAAGAAAAATGATAATTATTTTTCTGAATTGTCAGAAAGCAGTTTTTGTATAGAACTATTAAGAAGAGGTGATGCGTGTGAACATTAACTTTATTTTAGGTGAGGACAAGTATTTAAAATTTCTTGTTAAGTCTACAAAGAATGAGGAATTTGAAATATCAAGGGCAACATATAAGCTCTATAAGGACAGGGAACTTGAAACAGAAGGAAACTGCACCATAAATGAGCATTGCATTACGGTGAAGTTGAATCCTTTAAGTAAGTCAATGCGATATTGTTTGGAGATTACATATTATATTGCTGATGAAATACTAAAAAAGAGAGTACAAATTGAGGTGGTTTGATGAATAAAAACATCATTATTGATGCAAAGTTAAGTAAGCAGATTGTAAACTGTGGAGAAACATTTTCAATATCCGTCTCAATTATTTCGAATGATTATTTATCATTGTATAAGCACTCTGAGTTAAAGTCATACACGCATTCACAGCTAAAGGAAGGAGATGGAGTTATTGGAAGATAAGGTCATAGAATTATTGAAGAACATTGGCTATGAGTATTCAGAAGATGATTATTCATTATTGATGTTCTGCATTGATAAAGTTGTTTCTGAGTTAAATTCCAGATGCCATGTTAAGAAACTTCCAAAGGGATTGTTTGAATCAGCCTGTGAAAGAGTGTGCGGTGAATTTTTGTATTTGCTTAAGACAACAGGTAAGCTTGAAGAATTTGACTTAGAGCAGGCAGTAAGTTCTGTAAAGGTAGGAGATACTTCTGTTAATTTCAGTGGCACATCTTCTGATGAGGCTTTTAATGTTATGCTGAACAGATTAAGGTGCAGTGGAGAGGAGCTGATTAAATGCTTTCGAAAAATACAGTTTTAAGAACCAGAAAGGCAATAGAAATGTCATATGACTTTAGGGCTGATATTTTTGAAAAGAAAAAGGTTGTTGTTTCTTCTGTGACTAACTTTAAAGAGGTAATGGTGCAGTCAGATGTTTGTTGCAGACTTTCTTACAGCAATATAAGTTCCAATTCAGAGAATGAGGCTGATTCAGATGTTACTCAGGTCATTAAATTGTTTATGGCACCTGAAATCAATGTTAAGCCGGGTTCTAAAATATTGGTAAAGGGCGTTGGTGGTGTGGTAGCCTACAAAAGTAGTGGAAGACCTGCGGTTTATCCTACACATCAGGAGATTTTGCTTGATTTGGTGGAGGATAAGGCGTGAGTGATTCTAAAATTGATTGTAAGCAGTTGGAGCAGTTAAGGGACAGTCTTGAAGCAATGGCAAGAAATTCTGATGATTTTTTTGAAGCTGCATCAAGGGAGATTGCTGCAAGACTTCTTGCAAAAGTAATTAAAAGAACTCCGGTAGGTACGTATCCTTCCAATTCAGGAAAAGTAGGTGGAACGCTTAGAAGAGGATGGACGGCTGGAACCAATCAGGCTGCAACGTCTTATGCAGATTCTCTTACTGTTCATCATTTCGGTGATACATATGTAATAGAGATTATCAATCCTGTTGAATATGCATCATATGTTGAGTTTGGCCATAGAACGGCAAACGGGACAGGATGGGTTGAAGGAAAGTATATGCTTACTTTGTCTGAACAGGAGATTAGGCAGAGTGCCCCGGGCATTCTTGAAGCTAAGTTGAAAAAATGGTTATCAGGAGCAGTTAAATGATAAATAAGATGATTGATGGGATTGTAAGACAGATAAGGCAGTCCTACGGTGAAGAAAAATATGAGATATATACAGAAGCAGTGAAACAGAGCCTAAAAGAGCCTTGTTTTTCTGTTTTGTGCTTAAATCCTTCCTTAAGACGTAAACTTGGACCACGATTTCTAAAGACAGTTCCATTTATTATCAGGTATTGGCCTAAGAGTGATAATTGTCATGGTGAAGGAATGGAAGTGTTGGAAGAATTACAGTACTTGTTAAGGGATATTGAGGTTGATGGATTTAAGCTTCATTCAGCAGAAATGACAGGTCAGATGGTTGACGGTGTTTTGCAGTTTCAGGTAACTTATGAAACATTTGTTATGGAGAAACAGGAAGACAAGGATAAGTTTGAAAGTTATGAAATAAGAACAGGTGTAGGAGGTTTAACAGATGGAAGCAAAGAATAAGGCATCTGTAAAATACGGAAAAAAAGAATTGATGAAGTCAAAAAGGTTTTTACAGGACAGGGATATTTTAAACGCTCTGTTGAATGATGAAGATGAATATTCCGTTGAAGAAGCAGATGATATTTTGAAAAAATGGAAGAAAGGAAAGGTAAACTAAATGGCATTAGGTGGTGGAACATTTACAGCACAGAATAAGGTTCTTCCGGGAACTTATGTAAATGTTATTAGTAGAAATTCAATTAAGAACAATACGGAAAGTGGCGTGGTTGCCATGCCAATATGTTTGGACTGGGGACCTGATGATAAGATTTTTGAAGTGACTGCTGATGAATTTGAAAAGGTTGCATTGGAAGTTTTCGGAAGAAGTCCATATGATGGAAATCTTATTAATGTTAGGGAAGTGTTTAAACATGCAAGTAAAGGTTTGTTTTTTAAGATTAACAATAATGGAGCAAAGGCAGGTTGTAAGTATGCAGATGCCAAGTGTAAGGGCTCAAGAGGAAATTCAATAAAGATTGTTATCAAGAAAAACATTGATCAGACAGAAAAGTATGACGTGTCAACCTATATGGATACAACATTAGTTGACATTCAGACAGTAGCAAATTCAGGTGAATTAAAAGACAATGCATTTATTGAATGGAAGAAATCATTTGAACTTGAAGAAACTGCTGGAACATTCTTAACAGGAGGTACAGGTGGAATTAATGATAAGCCAACAAATGAGGCTCATATAATGTTTATGCAGTTATTGGAGAATTACGCTTTTAATGTGGTTGTGGTTATGGAAACAGACACAAAATTGCAGGAAGTGTATAAGTCATGGACAATAAGAATGCGTGATGAAATGGGTATTAAGTTTCAGACTGTAATGTATAATTGTGAAGCTGATTATGAGGGAATCATTAATGTTATGAACACAAAGGATGTTATTCCGTGGGTCGCAGGAGCAGAAGCAGCCTGTGGTGTCAACAAGGCTTGCACAAATATGTTATATGATGGGGAACTGGAAGAAATTAACTGCCAGTATACTCAGGCAGAACTTGAAAATGCCATAACTTCAGGAAAGTTTGTTATTCATAAGTGTGGTGATGAACTTAGGGTTTTAAGAGACATTAATTCCCTTACAACAGTAACAGAGGATAAGGGGAGCATTTTTCAGGAGAATCAGACAATTCGTGTGATTGATTACATTGCAGACAATGTGGCATCTGTTTTTAACAGTAAGTATATTGGAAAGATTCCAAATGATGATGCAGGAAGAAATTCTCTTAGAAATGATATTAGAGAGGTGTTTAAGCACCTTGAATCTGTAAGAGCCATTGAGAATTTTTCAGAGGAAGACATTTCTGTTGAAAGAGGAACTGAAAGAAGGTCTGTGGTGATTTTAACAAATGTAACTGTTATTGGCTTAATGGATAAATTATATATGACGACTGTCATTAATTAGAGAAATGGAGAGTGAGATAGATGAGTTTTATGAATCCAAATGATGCACCTTCCAGCAGACTTGCAACCTTGTATTGTATTGTTGGTGGACAAAGATATGGAATGCTTAATGCTAAGAATTTTGAAGCAAAGGCAAATGTTAGTCTTGCTGATGTGCCTATTCTTGGTAAAACAATAAAGGGCAAGAAGCCAAATGGTTTGGAAATCAAGCTTAAAATGACATTGTATAAATGTAGTGAGATGTTTGATGAAGTGATTGAAGAATATAAAAATACCGGAGTTCTTCCAACTTTTACTGTAGAAGTAGCGGCATCAGATCCGGCAACAACCATTGGAACGAGTGAAAAAAATTATTATGAATGCATTATTGATGGAGATGTACTTCTTTCATCATTTGATGCTGATGGAGATTTTATTGAACAGGACATTGAATGTTATGCAATGGATTATGCAAGTAGCGCTAAGAACAAGTATAAAACACCTGATTACATGACAAATGTGGAACAGAAAAAATAAGTAAAGTGGATAAGGAGAACTAAAAATCTTCTTATCCATTATTTTTTAGAAAGAGAAGGTAAGGAATATGGCAACTAATTTAAGTGCTTTTTTAAAGAAAAATAAGAAATATAAGGATGATGTGGCATATAAGGTAACCGCTTCATTATGCGACGAAAATGGAACTCCATTGGATTGGAAGATTAAGGCAGTTTCAACTGAGGAATATGAAAGAATTAGAGAGAAGTGTACAACAGAGGTTCAGGTTACAGGAAAGCCGGGTGTTTACAGACAGAAATTTAATTCTTCATTGTTTATTGCAAAGCTGATGTGTGCATCTGTTGCAGAACCTGATTTATACAATAAGGAATTACAGGATTCTTATGGTGTAATGAATCCGGAAGACTTAATTAAGCAGATGATTGATAATCCGGGAGAATATAATGAGTTTGCTGAATTTATTCAGAAGTTTAACGGATTTGACGAAACATTACAGGATAAAGTTAACGAAGCAAAAAACTAATAGATGAAGGTGATCCTGATTCAATGTATGCATATTACTGTCTACATAAATTTCATTGGACACCTTCATTTTTTATGAGTTTGGATAAAAATGAGAGAGCTTTTGTGATTGCTTCCATTAATGCAAGAGTTGAGCAGGAAGAGGAAGAAAGCAAGAAAGTTGGAAAGGTAAGGTAAAGAGATGGCATCAATAATGACTTCATTTCAGTTAACAGACAGAATGACGGCACCGCTTATGAACATAACTAATGCTGTCTCAACTGTAATTAATGAATGTGAAAGAGCCCAAGGCGTGTCAGGAAACATGTTTAATACTTCTAAATTAGCTTCTGCCAGAACACATTTAGGATTGGCAGATGCAGAGATTAAGCAGATAGCAAGTGACACGTCAAGAGCTTCAATAAGTCAAGAAACATACAATGGTAAAGTAAGAGAGGGGACAAATTCAGCAAAAGGATTACTTTCCACAGTTAAAGGTTTGGTAGCTTCTCTTGGTGGAATATTTCTTATAAGACAGGGAGCCAGCTTTATAGGTGAATGTAATGAAAAGGTATCTCAATTACATCAGGCAGAGACAAAACTTACTGAAGTAATGGGTGCAATGCAGGGAGCAGGAACATCACAGGTTAATATGATGAAAAATCTTGCTTCTGAGATAAGTGGTTATGGTGTTGTTGGAAAGACAGCTTTAATAAATGGAGCGCAACAGGCATCAACATATTTTCATCAGACAGATGCAGTTAAAACTTTGTTACCTAAGATGGCTGACTTAGCGGTTCAGATGCATGGTGTTAATGTTACTAATGAGGATATGGTTAATATCGGTAATATGACAGGTAAGGTTATGACTGGTCAGGTTGGAGCATTAAGACGTGCAGGCATTTCATTTACGGATTATCAGGAAAAGGTAATGAAAAATGGAACTGAGATGGAAAAGGCTAATATGTTGGCTCAGGTAATAGAGCAGAACGTAGGAAAGATGAATGAAACAATGGCTCAAACCCCTGAGGGAGTAATGGCAAGAAATCAAAGGGATTTTGATGCGGTTAAAACAACTATAGGTCAACAGGTACAGCCGGCGATTGTTAGTATGTTTAATGCAATACATAACAATCTGCCAACCATACAGCTTTTAGCAACCGGGTTTGGAAATGCTGCAGTCTTAGTAATGGGAGCAATAACAGGAATTATTAACATTGGAACGCAAATGATTAATTTCTTTAAATCTAATTGGACATTAATTGAACCTATTATATGGGGAATAGTTGCAGCATTAATTGTTTATAATGCAACAATGGGAATAGGCTGGCTTACAACATTAAAAGATATAGGTGCAAAGGCATTACATGTGGTATCTAGTGCAGCAAGTACAGCGGCTATTATAGCAATGACATTTGCACAGGAAGGATTAAATGCCGCATTGTCATTATGTCCGTTAACATGGATTATTATTGCTATTATTGCGGTAATAGCAGCTATTTATCTGGTTGTGGCAGCAATTAACAAGGTACAGAATAAGACCCGTTCTGCTACAGGTGTGATTTTTGGTGTAGTGGCATCAGCAGGAGCAGCAATCATAAATGTAGGAATAGGAACGATTAACGCAATAATTCAGGCTGTATGGAGTATTTTTGTTCAGCCTTTTATTGGCATAATTGAATGGATTTTAAATGTTACAAATGGTGGATTTGATTCTTTTGGTGGTGCAGTTGCAAATCTGATAGGTCAGATTATATCATGGTTTTTAAGTCTTGGAAAAGTTGTTACCAAGATTATAGATGCCATATTTGGAACAGATTGGACCAGTGGATTAACTTCTTTACAAGATACAGTTACTTCTTGGGGTAAAAATGAAAATTCAATTACATTAAATAAAGAAGCTCCAAGCATTGATTACAGAATTAATTATGGTGATGCTTATGGAAAAGGATATGATCTGGGAAAAGGTGTTGAAAATAAGGTTAAGAATACTTTTGGTAATCTTTTTAAGAAAGGTGAAACAAAGGATAAAGACTATAGCTATGGAACAGATGCCATTACAAATAACACGGCTGAAACAGCAGCAAACACTGCAAAAACATCGGATTCATTGGATATTACAAATCAGCAACTTAAGTACATAAAGGATTATGCAGAACAGAGAGCAATTAACAGATTTACAACAGCAAAAATCAGTGTAGATATGTCAAATGTTATTAATGGTTCTTCAAAAACTGATATGGAAGGAATAGTTACTCATTTGAAGACAAGATTGGAAGAAGAAATGTCAGCAGTAGCGGAAGGGGTGCATTAGAATGTATAGATTGATTATTGATGGGCAGTATGTACCCATTCCACCTGAAAAAATAAGCATAAAGGTTGATGGTGATAACAAGACAATGACACTGATTAATTTGGGAGAAGTTAACATGCTTAGAAATCCCAAACTTACAGAGATTTCATTTGACTTGTTATTGCCTAATCAACATTATCCATTTGCTTTTTATTCAGATGGAAAATACAAGGGTGCCGATGAGTACATTAAGAAGTATAAGGAACTTTTATCTTCCAAGAAGGCATTTAAACTGGAGATTTACAGATATGCTCCAAATAATAAAAAAATATTCAATACTATTCTTAAAGTGTCGCTGGAAAGACTTACAATAACAGATTCTGTCAGTGACGGTTTTGACAGCAGGGTGTCGTTGGAATTTAAGGAATACAGAAAATATGGTGCTGTAAAGGTTAAGAAAATACCAAATACGTATACCATTAAATCCAATAAGGAAACTCTTACATTGATAGCGAAAAAGTGGTTAAAGGATAGTTCCAAGGGTTCTGCCATTTACAAGAAGAACAAGAAGGTTATTGAAAAGGCTGCAAAGAAGCACAAGAGAAAAAGCAGTTCCAAAGGAAAATATCTGTACAAGGGAACTGTTTTGAAGAAACCATAAGGAGGAAAGGATGGCAGACATAATTGATATTGCATCAAAGGAAGTTGGTTATAAAGCATATGGCGGTAACAAGACCAAGTATAGTGCCTGGTATGGAATGAATGGTGCTGCATGGTGCCATATGTTTGCCTCCTGGTGTGCATATAAGGCAGGTGTATCAACAAGCATTGCTCCCAAGACAGCATCAACAGACACAGGAATGCAATGGTTTAAAAACAAGGGAAGATTCAAGTATAAGGGTTCATACACACCTAAAAGAAATGACTTCATTTATTTTAAATCAGATGGTGCATCTCACGTGGGAATTGTTGAGTATGTATCAGGAAGTACTGTGCATACCATTGAGGGTAACACTTCTGACGCTGTTATGAGAAGATCATATCCGTTAAGTTACCATACAATAACAGGATATGGGGTAATCAGTGATTACATTACTTCATCAGGTAAGACATCAAAGGGAAAGAAAAGCGGAAAGAATACCGGTAAAAGCAGTGGAAAACAGGAAATATCATATTTAAGGGAAATTCTTAAAAAGAATGAATCAAAAAAGAAAAAGTCAACCAGAAAGGTGGAGTATAAAGCTGTTTCAGTAAAGAACAGTGAGAAGCTTGTTGTTAATGTTCTGATTAAACACGGCAAGAAAAGGTACAAACATCAGGTTCAGGAAGGATTAAAAACAACCTTTGAGAGAAAAAATGCACCGGGTAAGGTTACTTTTACAACGTTTGTTGACAGCGATTCAAAGAAGAGAATTTCAAATGGTGATTCTGTGGCAATAGTGGTTAATGGCAAAAATTTCTTTTATGGTTTTGTATTTTCCATTTCACCTAAAACAGATAAGACTTTGGATGTTACTGTGTATGATCAGCTTAGGTATTTTAAGAATAAGGATACTTATATTTCAAAAAAGAGAACTTCCACGGTTTTAATTAAGAAAATTTCCAAGGATTTTAAACTGAATTGTGGTAAGTTGGCGAATACAAAGTATCCTGTGTCAAGAATTGATGATAATGCAACATTGTTTGACATTGTACAAAACAGCTTGGATGAAACATTAATGGCAAGGGGAAAGATTTATACCTTGTATGATGAATTTGGAAAGTTAAGGTTAAGGGAGCCTTGGAAGGTTAACAGGTTAATAACTTCAACCACGGCAGAATCTTATGATTATAAGGAAACAATAGATGATAATGTTTATAATCAGATAAAATTGGCATATGACAACACCAAGAAGGGTGTGCAGGAGATTTATATGGCAAAAAACAGTAAGTACATCAATAAATGGGGTGTGCTTCAGTATTTTGACAAAATCGACAGTCGCAAGGGTGCAAAATTAAAGGTTAAGGCATTGTTGAAGATTTATTGTAAAACAGGTAAGACAATTAAGATTAATAATTGTTTTGGTGACATTAACGTAAGAGCCGGCTGTTTGGTTCTTGTTAAGTTGACAATTTATGGTGAAACAATTTCAAATTATATGTTAGTTGATAAGGTTACTCATACATTTAATAATGGGCAACATCTTATGGATTTGGAATTATCTGGAGGTGATTACGATAGCAGCTACTAGTTTGACACAGTTAATTAAGAAAATAGCAGAGGATGCAAGAAAAGCGGCGAAGCCCTGTACCATTGTAATTGGTACGGTTTTAAAGGCAGATTCGTCTAAAATAAAGGTTAATCAAAAGCTCATCTTAACGGATGAGTTTTTGTATTTTACGGAAACTGCATCAAAGAGCAAATTGAAAAAGGGCGACAAGGTTGTGATGATACGTGCAGATGGTGGTCAGAAGTATCTTGTCGTGGATAGGATGGTGTAAGTATGTTACCTGAAGAATTGGAAGAACTGGAAGATTTTAATGTGGAAGAAGATGAAGAGCAGGAGTTTTCCAATGATACATATGTGCTGGATTTTGAAAGCAAAAGGATTTTGAGAAAATCTGATGAAGATGATGAAATCTTAAGGCAGGCAATAATAAAGATTCTGTTGACTGAATTTGATTATTACAGCATTTATGAAAATTATGGATTGGAGAAAGCTGATTTATTGGGAGAAAACATTGCAGAGGTAAAGGAAGTAATTGGAGGCAGAATTGAGGAAGCCATTTTAAGGGATGAACGTTTTAATTCTGTTGAGATAGAGAGTATTTCAAATTACAAAAATGAATTGATGGTTTCTCTTACAGTTACAACTTCTGATGATGAAGAGATTGAAGTGGAAGGAGTGAGCATTGATGTTTGAGGAGATGACCTTTGAGAATATTTTAAGTCAGATGCTTGAAAATGTTCAGGGGGATGTTGATAAAAGAGAGGGGTCAATTATTTATGATGCGTTGGCACCTGTGGCAATGGAAAGTGCGCAGATGTATTCAGACATGGACATTCTTTTGCAGGAATGTTTTGCAGACAGTGCATCTTATTATTATTTGATTAAGCGTGCAGCAGAGAGGGGAATATTTGTAAAGGAAGGTATTCCGGCTGTTATAAAAGTGAAATGTACTCCTTCTGATGTGAGCATTCCAGAGGCAACAGAGTTTAGCATAGGTGAAATGACATATTCAATTACAGAAAACTTAGGAGATGGATTCTATAGTATGACATGTTCTGAATCAGGAGAAAACGGAAACAACATAAATGATGATGTGATTCCAATTGAATATGTTGAGGACTTAGAAGAAATCGAGGCTGTTGAAGTGATTGTGTATGGCACGGAAGATGAGGATGAAGAATCTTTGAGAGAAAGATATTTTGAATCATTTAGAGAAGCGGCCTTTGGAGGAAATAAGGCAGACTATAAGGAAAAGGCTAAGGACATTGAAAAGGTAGGTGCCTGCAAGGTTTATCCTGTTTGGAATGGCGGTGGAACTGTAAAGCTGGCAATTCTTGACTCTCAATATGATGAAGCTTCTTCTGAAATCATAAATGAAGTACAAAATGAGTTTGACCCAACACAGGATGGAACAGGTGTGGGGATTGCACCGATAGGTCACATTGTAACTGTTTCAACACCAGAAGTTAAAAGAATAAATGTGGATGTTCAGATTGAATACATGGAAGATTATACCTGGGATGACATCAAGGAAACTTTTACAGAAAATTTGGCAGAGTATTTAAAAAATGTCATAAAAAATGAATGGGAAGCAAAGGACACAATGACGGTAAGAAGCGGACAGATAGAATCAATGCTTCTTGACATGGAAGGTGTTGACAATGTTTTAAGTGTAAAAATTGATGGAAAGACAGGTAATTGCATTATTGATTGTGATTATATTCCAAAGGTTGGTGAGATAAGTGGATAGAAAGTTGATTGAGTATCTGCCTGAATGGTTAAGAGAGTTTAGAGAGATAAAGGAATTAACAGACATTGAGCAATCACAGACTGAAGATTTGTGGGAAGCACTTGAAAAAATGTGGAACAATAATTTCATTGAAAGTTTGGATGAACAGGGCTGTGAACATTGGGAGAGAATGCTTGGAATATCCAATAAGGACACGTATACATTGGAAGAAAGACGATTGAAGATATTGGGAATTGTTACAGAGCAACGACCTTTTACTATAAGGTCCTTGGAAAAGACTTTGGCGGTAATATGTGGTAATGATGAAAGTAAAGGTCCTAATTACTCAGTAAAGTTGGATGCCAATAATTATGTGTTAACAGTCAGGGTTGCCTTAACATCAAAGAATGTGCTTTCTGATGTGGCTAAATTGTTGGACAGGGTTGTCCCAAGCAATCTGTTAATTGATTTGTCTTTGCTTTATAACAAGAATAATCAGTTATCAAAATTTACACACGAGGAATTAAAGAAGTATACACACATTCAATTAAGAGAAGAAGTGTTTGAAGAAGGAAGGAGCACAAGATGATTAATAAAACAAAGTATTTGCAGTTAAAGAAACCGGATGGAGATGAGTTTTATGATATTGATGTTTTTAATGAAAATGCAGACAGCATAGATGGTGAATTGAAAAAGAATAATGAGGAGCTTGCCAAGAAGCTTTCAAAGGATGGAAATAGTGACAGTAATATTGTTGCTTTTCAGACAGCATCAAAAAGAGAAAATATTTTGTCAGGAGAAACACATAAGGTTATTTTTGGAAAAATAAAGAAATTCTTTACAGACTTAAAGACGGTGGCTTTTACAGGTTCATACAATGACTTAACAGATTTACCTAGTTATGTGAAATCACAAACCATAACATCAGCAGTAGATTGGAATACATTAACAGAAAATGGAGTGTATCACATAAAAACAACAGAAGGAACAAACAGACCTGTTACTAACTGGGGAATGCTTTATGTTGAAGGGGAAACATCAACTAAGTTTCAGATATTTATTCCCGATGTAAAGAACAATGTGATTTATAAGCGTTATGAAAATGCCGGCTGGAAGGATTGGCAGGAGTTAACCCTTATTGAAACATCCGGAGAAGTATATGATACAGGCTGGAAATCAGTTGAATGTGGAAATGGCATATCAGCATGGTCCACTACTGATGCACCTAAAATCAGAAGAGTTGGCAAAACTGTGGAATTGGTGGGAATTGTAACAAATTCAACAAGTTTTGCAAATCATGATAGTTTGTTTAGAAATATTCCTACAGATATGTGCCCTTCTCGTAATGTATGGTCTATTCAACAGGGAGACATAAAAAATAATACAACTGCCAGATGGATGATGACAATTAATCCAGGAGGCACAGTATCTTTTGATTATTATGGATTTTCTGGACCTTTAACAATTTCAATAGGACTGTGCATACCAGTTCATGCAGTATGGATGGTGGATTAAAGGAGAAAAAGATGAACATAAACATAGAGATAAAAGGACAACAGGCGCATATTGTTAACCAGCAGTCTTTAATATCAGGAACTTCCAATTTGGAAGAAATTAAGTTTGATTTTTCTTCTGAATGGAACGGATATACAAAAACAGCCGTAATATATGTAGATGATTATAGTATAAGTGATTCGGTAAAAGTGCTTGTTGAAAAGGATGTTGTATCAGCAGAAAAATTACCTAGTTGGCTTTTCAGGGAAGAATGTGAACTTTACATTGGAGTTTTTGGTGACAATTCAGAAGGTAGAAGAATTACTTCAACAATTGTATGTCAGAAAGTAAAGAAAGGCGTTCCGGTAGATGTTGTAAATGAGATTACACCGGATATTTACAATCAGATAATCAAAATAATGTGTGATACAAAGGCATTGGTAAAAGAGGCTGATGAAAAGATAGAAGTTAATAAAGGCTATCTTGAACAGGCAGAGCAGAAGGCAAATGATGCAGCAGATTATGCAGATAGAGCTGGGAATTATTTAGAAGAGGTGGTAGGTCAAAAGACAGATGTTGAGAAGCTAATAGCGAATATTGATGTCAAAGTTGAGGAAAGCACAACAAACATAGCTAACATAACAGAGGCAAAAATGAACGACATTAGCTCTTTAACAGAAGCAAAAAGCAATGACATAGCAACACTTACAACTGCAAAGATGGAAGACATAGCTAATTTTACGAATGCAAAGCTTGGAGATATTAACAACACAGCACGGGCACAGATTGAAGCTATAAACAGTTCTGCGGTTGCCGCAGGAGAATCGCAGACAAAAGGAATTAATACAGTAGCATCAAGTCAGATTAATAAGATTACAGATGTAACAAATCAACAGTTGGAGAATATAAATACCGCAGCTACAAATCAGATAGGAACGATTGAGGGTAAAACATATACACAGATTAAGAATATTAATGACACAGCTACAAGTCAGATTAGTGCCATTAATAACACAGCTTTAAGTCAGATTGATGCCATTAATAACACAACTACAAATCAAATTAAAAATATGACTGTAAAATATTCTGATATGTGTAGAACTCTTGGAATAGAACACGAAGGAATAATGCTTGCAAAAACAAGTTACAATGAAAGTAGCATACCTCACGACATATACTCTATAGACGTTAGTAAATTTAAATACATTGAATTTGGTAAACTTGTAAGGGGTATTTATGAAGATACTCTTCCAGCATTTCATATAGGTATCTATTTAACAAATCTAAAAGATGAACCAGCACTAGAAAACGTAACCACTGGAAAGCGTTATGATGTATCATTACTTAATGATTTACAGTTTTATGTATCTTATCAGGGTAGTGGCGGATATGAAGTTACAGTAAACTATAAACTTTATAACAAATTAGAAGAAACAACGGAAGAATAAGAAAGGAAAAAAATATGATTGTTAGAGCAGGACCGCAAGGTCTTTTTTTTATACCCAAAAAAGAAAGTCGAGGAAAAAACATATGACACTTTATCAGATTTTATCCTTGTGTGGAATACCTTCATTAATTGGTGCAATTTTTGTTAGTGCAGTTAATTATGTCAAATTAAAAAATTCATCATATAAATTAATTAAGGACGGAGTTATTGCAATTTTGCATAACAAGATATACACGCTGGGAAAACAGTACATAGCTCAGGAGCATATATCAGTTGAGGCTTTGGATGATTTTGAACATTTATACAAGGCATATCACGCACTGGGCGGAAATGGAACAGGAACAGAGATTTATAAGAGAGTAAAGGAACTGCCAATGAAGCAGGGAAAGGAGTAAACGAATGAGTGACAAGACAAAGAAATGGATTAAGGCAGCAGGTGTCAGAGCTGTAAAAACAATGGCACAGACAGCAGTATCATTAATTACTGTTGGAAATTTAATCACAGAGCTTGATTGGGTTTCAATAATTGGAATTTCTGCAACAGCAGGAGTGGTTAGTATGTTAACAAGTGTTGCAGGATTGCCGGAAGTGGAAAGTGAGGAAGAATAATGAAGAAAGAACACGATATTAGAATTGACAGAACAAAGTTACATCCTTGGCTTAATTACAAGTTAACTTTACTTTTAAAGCAGTGTGCAAAGAAAGGGATATATCTTATTATTACACAGGGATTTAGAAGCAAGGCACAGCAGGATGAACTTTATGCTCAGGGAAGAACTAAGAAAGGCAACATTGTAACCAAAGCAAAGGGAAGCGATTATTCCAGTCAGCACCAGTGGGGCATTGCTTTTGACATTGCTTTGAAGTATGATGTAGATGGAGATGGACAGGTTACAGATGATACCTACAATAATAAAGGTATTAAGGCCGTTGCTAAAATAGCCAAGTCAAAGAAGGTCGGTCTTGCCTGGGGTGGTGACTGGGTTAGCCCTGTAGATACTCCACATTTCTATCTTGGAAAGTGGGGCGATACTCCGGCTAAGTTGAAAAGAACTTACGGAACGTTTGAGAAGTTCAAAAAGACTTGGACTAAGGAAGTTTTTGGAACAAAGAAAGGATTGAACATCTGGAACAAAACAAGAACAAAAGTCCTTAAAAAGAAAGTTCCAAATAAAACAAAAGTCAATGTAATGTATATCAGTAAAGGATATGCAAAAGTTGAGTATAATGGTGTAGTTGGATATATGAAAGCCAAGTATCTATTATAATAAAGAAGAAAGCAATGAAAAATGACGTGCAATTGTTTAATGATATATCAACAATACTCCAATAATACACAATACGCTTGAAATTACCTATTATAAAAGGAATACAGTTTTCAAAGAGATAAGCAGTTATCTGCGAACAAAAAAGATATCAAAAGCCCAGAATGCTTGCATTCATGGGCTTTTTTTATGTCTTTTTTGGTCATAGGAACGCAAGGATGATGAGCAAGACGCGAAGCGTCTGCGAATTACCTTGCGTTCGCAGATAACGTCAGTGAGTCCATCATAGGATGGCTTTGATGAGTGAGAAGAAGCGAAGCGGATTCGAACTTAAAAGCCATCGCAGATATAAAGTGGTGATAGTCGATAAGGATAACTGCAAAAGCCTACTGTAATGAAAGTTGGAGATACATTTAAGCTTAAAACTAAGCTCTCAAGGAAGAGTGCAGGTAGCGTAAAATATATCTCAGAAATGGTGTAGTCTTTTCTTTTGGAGCAATTGACAAAGTAAATTAAATACTATATAATTAAACCCATTGAATTACTAGGAAAACAAGGCGGATGCACTGCATCCGCCATTTAAGTGTTAAGGAGAAATATAAGAATATGCTAAATCAGTTTTCAAGAACAGAGCTTCTTTTAGGAAAGGAAGCAATGGAAAAGTTATCAAAGTCAAGAGTAGCCATTTTCGGCATAGGCGGCGTAGGCGGATATGTTTGTGAAGCACTTGTAAGAAGTGGCGTTGAAGCCTTTGATTTAATAGACGATGACAAGGTTTGTCTTACTAATTTAAACAGACAGATTATTGCAACAAGGAGTACTGTTGGAAAATATAAGACACAGGTTATGAAAGATAGAATTTTAGACATTAATCCTAATGCGGATGTTAGAATCCACGAGTGCTTTTTCTTACCTGAAAACGCTGATGATTTCCCATGGGATGAATATGATTACATTGTAGACGCAGTAGACACTGTAACTGCCAAGATAGCACTTGTAATGAAAGCTCAGGAAAAGAACATTCCAATTATAAGTAGCATGGGCGCAGGTAACAAGCTTGATGGAAGCCAGTTTAAGGTTGCGGATATTTACAAGACTAAAGTTTGTCCTCTTGCAAAAGTAATGAGACGTGAATTAAAGAAGAGAGGCATTAAAAAATTAAAAGTAGTATATTCTGAGGAACAGCCAACAAGACCAATTGAAGATATGTCAAGTAGCTGTAAAAATCACTGCATATGTCCACCGGGAGCGACCCACAAATGTACGGAAAGAAGAGATATTCCGGGTAGTGTAGCTTTTGTGCCATCAATAGTTGGACTTATAATTGGCGGAGAAGTTGTTAAAGATTTGGCAGCTAAGCAGAAATAG